AATTTCTGTGCCCTCAATGTCACGCTGTCGACCGGCACGTATAGCGTAGATTGGGGTGACGGCACGTCGTCGACCGGCGTCGCCTCTGGGGCGAGCGCGCAGCATCAATATACCTACGCGGACGGTGACCTATCGGCGGTAACGAGCGAAGGATTCAAAGTTGCAATTATCACCGTTACCACGAGCGGTGGCAACATCACGAATTTTAACCTGAGCACCAAGCATACGCAATCCGGGCTTGGTAGCTATTCCCAGCCGTGGCTTGATGCCAGGATCAACGCGCCGTCAGCGACTGCGATGACGATTCGTGGCAGCTCGCAGGAATGCCGCCTGCTGCGATACATCAATTTTACGGCAATTGGGGGACTAACTACACTGGTTAGTGCGTTTTATAATTGCTCTGCCCTCCAATCAGTTTCGTTTCCTTCTGGATCATTAGCCAGCGTTACGACACTGGTTAGTGCGTTCCAGAATTGCTCTGCCCTCCAATCAGTTTCGTTTCCTTCTGGATCATTAGCCAGCGTTACGGCACTGAATAATGCGTTTTATAATTGCTATTCCCTCAGATCAGTTTCCTTCCCTTCTGGATCATTAGCCAGCGTTACGACACTGGCTAGTGCGTTCCAGGGTTGCTCGTCCCTCCAATCAGTTTCGTTTCCTTCTGGATCATTAGCCAGCGTTACGGCACTGAATAATGCGTTTTTTATTTGCTCTGCCCTCCAATCAGTTTCGTTTCCTTCTGGATCATTAGCCAGCGTTACGACACTAGCTAGTGCGTTTTATAATTGCTATTCCCTCAGATCAGTTTCCTTCCCTTCTGGATCATTAGCCAGCGTTACGACACTGGATAATGCGTTCCAGGGTTGCTATTCCCTCAGATCAGTTTCCTTCCCTTCTGGATCATTAGCCAGCGTTACGGCACTGAATAATGCGTTCCAGAATTGCTATTCCATCGAATCAGTTTCCTTCCCTTCTGGATCATTAGCCAGCGTTACGACATTGGCTAGTGCGTTCCAGAATTGCTATTCCCTCAGATCAGTTTCGTTTCCGTCCGGCTGGAATCCGACCGGTCTCACCACGACGACCAACGTGTTTACATCGAGCACGTCGCTGGCGAACGTCGACAACTGCGCTATTCCCGTCTCGTTCAGCGTGGCTTCGAGCAATTTAGGCCCGGATGCCCTTGATGAAATATACACGTCGCTCCCGACCGTGTCCGGCCAGACCATCACAGTTACGAGTAACTGGGGCACGGCGAGCGACGATCCGACAATTGCAACAGCTAAAGGATGGACGGTGACATCATGAGTGGATTTTACCGCATTGGCGAAGATGGGGCTTTGCTCCACGCCCCAAACGGGTTGGCGACACCGACAGGCTCGTATGTCTCGTCCAATCACAACGCTTACGTCTACCCAATCGATGGCGCATGGCGTTGGTTCGACGACGAAGCGGCGGCGCTGGTATTTTTCGCCGGGGCGCAAACGCCACCGCTTACACCAGTGCAAGTGCGGATCGCTCTGCGCCAAGCCGGGATCACGTCAGCAATGGTCGATGCGGTGATCGCCGCCATTTCTGATCCGGTTGAGCGCGACATTGCCGCGACGTACTGGGAGTACGCGACGCAGATTCACCGTGACCATCCGCTGATCGCGTCGTTTGCGACGGGATTAGGGCTCACCTCCGAGCAGGTCGATACGATGTGGCAGGCGGCGGCGATCACCTGATTCCTGCTGGTTTAGAAACACTTCAGGTGTTGCTTAAAAGGATTTTTAGATGAACATCACCGTAGAAATCATCTTTACTGCCTGTCTTCTCTCCTCTCCTACTGCCTGTAAGACTGAGACGATGATATTCGATGCTCCAGTTTCTAACTACGAACAGTGTGTCCTTGTGTCGAAGTATGTCTCGCAGAAGTGGGAGCAGAAGAATCCGAAATACCGAATCATTGCTAATACTAGTAAGGGTAAGTGCTATCCGACCTGGAAGGTTTAATCTTATAAATGACTAAAACATTAGTTCTAGAAGACATCATCGAACCAGATCAGCTAGCATCTTCGATTGCCAACCAGTATATTACGTGGGAAGGTTTTCGTCGGCAGAAGACCGCTGAGTGGGAGGAGATTCAGCGGTACATCTTTGCCACTGACACTACGATGACTAGTAACGCAAAGCTCCCGTGGTCTAACAAGACTACTGTGCCGAAGCTTTGCCAGATTCGTGACAACCTTTATTCTAATTACATGGCTTCGATGTTTCCGAAGCGTAAGTGGCTAGTCTGGGAAGGTAACGAACCTGCCGATGAGGAACTAGAGAAGAAGAAGACGATTGAAGCCTACATGTCGTGGGCCTCTGACCGCAACGAATTCTACGATGAAGCATCAAAGCTTGTCCTCGACTACATTGATTACGGAAACGTCTTCGCCACTGTCGATTGGATAGACACTCGAAACAAAGACAAGCTTCTTCCAGATGCAGGATACGTAGGACCGACTATTCGTCGTATCTCTCCTTACGACATTGTCTTCGATCCTACCGCAACTAACTTCGCGTCTGCTCCTAAGATCATTCGTTCGTTTATTTCGATTGGCGAAGTAAAAGAGATGATCGAAAGGATGACGTTGGACGATGACGAGCGAGAGTATTTGGACAAGCTCTACACTTATATGGTAGAGCATCGAAACTCTGTCTCTACGTTTGACGGCAACGTCTCTCATAAAGATGCGATCTACGAGATCAGCGGTTTCAATTCATACCGCGACTACATTCTCTCTAACACCGTAGAAGTGTTGACATTTTACGGAGATACATACAACGCGGAGACTGGTGCGTTCAAGCGTAACCAGGTTGTCAAGATTGTTGATAGACACAAAGTCCTTACGGAAAAAGATAACTCTTCGATTTTTGGCTCTGCACCTATCTATCACGCAGCCTGGCGCGGACGGCCTGACAATCTATGGGGCATGGGTCCTCTCGATAATCTAGTCGGAATGCAGTATCGCATTGACCATCTAGAGAATCTTAAAGCCGACGTATTCGACATCATCGCTTATCCCCCGCTAAAGATTACAGGCTACGTCGAAGATTTCGACTGGGGGCCAATGGAGCGAATTTATGTTGGTGACTCTGGCAACGTTGATATGCTTGTTCCCGATGTTCAAGTTCTTCAAGCGAACACGGAAATAGCTATCCTAGAAGCCAAGATGGAAGAGATGGCTGGTTCTCCGAAGGAGGCTATGGGTTTCCGCACTCCTGGAGAGAAGACAAAGTACGAAGTACAGCGTCTTGAGAACGCAGCCTCTCGCATCTATCAGAATAAGATCAGCCACTTCGAACGGCAGATCATCGAGAACCTGATGAACGCTGAGCTTGAACTAGCTCGTCGTCACCTCGACAAGATTACAATTCGCATATTCGACAATGAAGCGCGGATTACAAACTTCCAAGAAGTCTCTGCTGCTGACATCACCGGTAACGGTCGTCTTCGTCCAGTAGCTGCTCGACACTTTGCTGAGCGAGCAGAGATGATCCAAAACCTTACTAACTTCTACAACTCCGCTATCGGAGCTGATCCTGAGATCAGAGCACACTTCTCTTCGGTGAAGATTGCTCGACTTCTTCAGGACCTTCTTGAAGTTGAGGATTACGAACTCGTTGAGCCGTACATCCGTATCTCTGAGAAGGCAGACTACGCTCGTATGTCGAATGCAGCAGACGAGCAAGTGCAGATTGAATCAATGACTCCGGCAGGAGTCGACCCGGCAGATTACGATGAAACGAACTTCTAAGATCATGACGGTGTGGACAGCACACCTAAAGGCAGAAGCTAAACCGTCGTTTGAATCTGCCGTAATAAACACTATGGAATCCCCTGTCTGGCATCGTCTAATCGACATTATCAAACAGGAGTTGTCTTCTCTAGAAGCTTCGACGACAAACGAAGCAGAGTACGACAACAGTTCGTGGGCCTTTAAACAAGCTCACAAAAATGGTAAGAGGGACGCTCTTACTACAATTTTGAAACTAATGCAAAGGTGAAAAATTGAGCACACTCTTTAATCAACCGGACAACGGTGAAGGTGTAGAAGTTTTTGGCGACAACCAGGAAATCCAATCTTACAAAGAACTTCTAGTTGGCGAAGGCAAAAAGTATCGGTCTGATGAGGACCTTGCCAAGGCCTACTACCACGCTAATAAGACAATTAAGCTGCGTGAAAAGGAACTGGAAGAGCAGCGTAAGGAGATTAACTCGCGGGCTAACCTCGAAGCTTTGATAGACAAACTCTCTGCTTCGTCGAACAACTCTGGCGTAAGTAATTCTGACAACACAAACAGGCAGAACGAACAGCAGATGGAATCCGCTAAGACTACCGAGCTTTCTCCCGAGAAAATCATGGAGATCGCTCGTAACGCATTGAACCAAGAGAAGCAGAAAACTCTGCGCGAACAAAATATTGATTCGTGTGTGACGCAACTGCGATCAGCTTGGGGGGCTAACTACGCCACAGTACTCGAAAGCAAAGCTCTTGATCTTGGCGTGACAAAGGAACAGCTAACTGAAATGGCTGCTTCTTCTCCTAAGGTGTTTCTCAGTGCAGTCCTTGGTACCGATGAGCGAAGGATTACCTCTCCCGAGTCTGTCTTGCCTCCCCGGCAGTCAGTCAACGCCACTGCTAAACAGCAGTTTGGTCCGTCGAAAGACAAGGCTTATTTCGATAAGCTTCGTCGAGAGAACCCCTCCGTTTACTGGTCAGCCAAGGTGCAGAACGAAATCTTTAGTTTGGTAGAGCAGGGAAAGCTTTCTCTTTAATCTAACAAGAGAAAGGAAACCAAATGAGTGGTTTTTCTACTAACACTAACAACCATCTGATTCGCTCGAACATCTGGTCCAGCCAGCTTAAGGATGTAAACGAAGACGAGTTGATGGGACTCAAGTACGTCAACATGCTTACCGACTTCCCCGATGGCGATACGTTTAATATTCCGTCGATTGGTCAGGCTGAGGTGTACGACTACGCTGAGGGCCAGTCGATCCAGTACACTGCGATGGACACCGGCAACTATACGTTCTCGATCTCTGACTACAAGGCATCGGGCACGTACATCACGAACAAGATGAAGCAGGATTCGTTCTATATGAATCAGCTTGTGTCTTCGTTCGTTCCGAAGCAGGCTCGTGCCATCATGAAGCAGATGGAAATCGACCTCCTGAAGGTTGGTCCGGAAGGCCAGACCTCTGCCGACACGAATACGATCAACGGCGCTTATCACCGTTGGGTTGGTTCAGGTTCGAGCGAGACTATCTCGGTCACTGACTTCGCGAAGGCCCGTTATTCGCTTCAGAAAGCCAACGTGCCGCTGACCAATCTGGTCGCTATCGTCGACCCGTCGGTTGGTTTCACGCTGTCGACTCTGACGAGCCTCGTCGACATGTCGGCTAACCCTCGTTGGGAAGGTATCGTCACTAGCGGTATCTCGACCGGCATGAAGTTCATCCGCAACGTCTACGGCTTCGACGTCTACGAATCGAACAACCTGAAGGTGAACACGGCTTCGGAGACCATCGACGGCGTTACCGCTGCTGCTGGTGTCAGCAACCTGTTCTTCTCGGCTGCTAGCGACATGCTTCCGTTCGTCGGTGCTGTTCGTCAGTCTCCCACGGTTGAGTCTGAGTACAAGAAGGACCTTCAGCGCGAAGAGTATGTGACGGTTGCTCGTTACGGCTTCGGCCTGTATCGTCCCGAGAACCTTGTTGTTGTTCTCACCGACACCGATCAGGTGTTCTAATCAACCTTAAGTAAGGAGAAAACAATATGGGTACTTGGACTAACAACGATGGCCTTTTCATCAAGTTCGGCACGGCTGAGGCTGCGCTCGCTCGTGGTGGAATGCGCTCTGACGCTCTCGGTAATCATGTTATCGAGTTCGTCGTAGACTACACGGATGCCGCCTCGGCCTCTGCTACCATCATCGGTAACAGTGCTGGCGCTTACGGCGTCCACATTCCGAAGAACCTCTTCATTGAAGAGATCGAATTTGTCGTCGAGACGGCGTTTACGTCGTCTGGTACGATTGGCTCGTCCACTCTCGTCCTCGGTCTCATTCGTGATGACCGCAGCACGACCTACGATGTTGACGGCCTGACGACGACTTCGTTCGTCGCTGGTGTCCTCGACGCCGCTGGTGAGAAGACGGTCCTTCGCGTTGGTGGTACCGGCGCTGGTGCTCTTATCGGCACGCAGCTCGCCAACAACGGCTACGTCGTCGCTGCTAACTCGGCTCATGCATCGCATCCGTTCACTGCGGGTTCGGTTCGTGTCCGTGTCATCGGCCACTACGTCGACTAACGATGAAGTTGGGGGAGGACAACCCTCCCCCTTCTTCTACTTATATGATTGAACGAGAGAGGGTAGAATGGCCTATAAGCTAAATAAAGCAGGTCTCGATCTAATTAAAAAGTGGGAAGGTTATCATACTCGCCTGCCTAATGGTGATTGCAAGGCTTACCTCGATAAGCTTGTTAAGCCTGCGTACCGGTCCCCCGGATATGCAGGACTGTGGACGATTGGCTACGGCTGCACTGCTGGTGTGTACGAAGGCCTCGTCTGGACAGAGAAGCAAGCAGAGGCTGCCCTGAAGAAAGAGATTGCTACTCATGAAGCCGCGATTAACCGCCTGCTCTCAGAGAGGGGAATCAGCGTTGATGACAATCAGTTTGCTGCTCTTGTATCTCTGTCTTATAACGTCGGTTCTGGCAGCGTGGCTTCTTCCTCCATTCTGAAGCATCTTAAGGCTGGCAATGAACAGGCTGCTGCCGACGCATTCCTTCTATATAAGAAGGCTGGTGGTCGTGTAGTTAAAGGTCTGCTTAACCGCCGTAATGACGAACGTACTCTTTTCCTTAAGCACACGCCTAAGCAGGTTATTGAGTCTTCTCGTAAGCTCACGTTACTTCAGCGTATTCGTAACTTCCTCAGTTTCTCTGGTGTCGCTGGTATCTTCTCGTGGAACTTCTGGACAGACGCTAAGTCGTTCATCAGCGATAACTCTGGCCTTATTCTCCTTGGCGTAGTTGCTGTTGCGTTCATCGCATTCAAGCTTGTCGAATGGTATTCGATTGACGACTACGAGAAGGGCAGGTATACCCCGTCAGGAGTAGCGAACGATGTGGAGTGACATCTTTAACGTATCATCCTTCATCCTTAGCGGAGGATTGATTACGTGGATCGCTCTGGCTATCTTTGCTCCGAGTGTCCTAACCGTTGTATCGTCGTGGCTGACAGCCCTCGCACCTCTCGTCAAAGGAGCTGCTGAAGCTGCTGTCGCTTTCTTCAAGCTGTTTATCGACGGCATGAAGGATATGCTCGACAACTTTGCTAGCATTGTCTTTGTCTCGACTATCGCCATCCTTTCGGCGTGGTTCTTTTCTTGCAGCCCTACTAAGACAGACTGTAAGAAGTGCGTAGATGAGCTTCGCAAAGAGTACAAATTCGTTCGTAAGCCGCAGTCCAATGTTGGGAAAGGCTTCTCTCTTCCTGATCTGAGGCTGTGGTAATGACTTGGAATATCGACATTAACACACTGTTGCAGCTTTTCTCACTCGCTGCTGTTGTTGGCATGGGGTGGATTAGACTACAACATCTAGAGAATGATGTTCAATCTTTGAAGCTTGAGATGGCGGCTCTGCGCGAAGTACGCACAGACACCGCTGTCATCAAGTCGAAGCTCGACATCCTCTCTGAACTCATCAAACACTTCACTACGAAGGACGCGGATACATGAGACTAACTCTACTCGAACTTGTCCAGCAGACACTAGCTGCGCTGGATAGTGACGAAGTAACTAGCTATGATGACACTCCAGAGTCCTACCAGGTAGCTCTTCTAATCCGCCAGGCATACTACGATCTAGCTACAGAGCTTGGTCTACCTGAGCACGAATCTCTGTTCAGACTTACAGAAACTAGTGCATCGACCCCCACGTTGATGTCTATCCCTTCTACTGTAACTCGATTTGACTCTGTTAAATACGATAACAAGGAGACGGGAGACACGGTATCTAACCTAGTCAACTGTACTTACGTTACGTTCGACGAGTTTATGGAGCGCCAAGCTGGTCTAAAGGACCATACCGGAGTAGAGGAGTATAGTATTACTTCGAACTCTCAGACGTTTCCAGTCCTTTGTCTTAACGACAGGTTTCCTACGTATTACACTACCTTCGACGACAACCAAATTGTCTTTGACAGCTACAACTCGGACGAAGATACGTACTTGAAATCTGCAAAGACCATGTGCTATGGTTCAGTCTATCCTGCGTTCACCCTGTCTAATAGCTTTGCACCTAACCTAGACCCTACGCAGTTCTCCTATTTCGTCAACAAGGTAAAGACCAGGGCCTTTATCGAGTTGAAGCAGCAAGTAAACCAGGAAGCAATCAGCGAAACTGGTAAACAGAAGATCGTCGTTCAGAAAAGACAGCGTAAGGTTACTCGTGAGCCTGAAGTCTTTCGCGTCGCACGTTATGGAAGGAAGTAAGAATAGATGTTTAATCAGGACTATATCGAAGAGCTTGACCGTGCTCGCTCTCGGGTGCGTAAGATTACTGTAAAGAGCCGTAGCTATACGCTAAAGGCTGATCCTCAGTACGGTCTCGTCACAATCTCTGTCGACAACGGTGCCAAACTTCCTTCAGAGCTGATTGGTTCGTTCAGCTCGTTCTTCGAAGCAGAGCGTGCTATCAATATCCACGCTAATCGTCGTCCTAAAGAAGCCGCAGTAGAGAAGAAGGCCTAACAATGGCTAGGCAGGAAGCATCATTCGTCGAAAACAAATTTATCAAGGGGCTCATCACTCAGACTGAGGCGATGAGCTTTCCTACAGATGCTTGTACTGAGACCTGGGATTGTGTGTTCGACGAGACTGGTTTGGTTACCCGCAGACCTTCGTTTGACATTGAGGATACCCACACTGAACTGTCTCACACTGTAACCCCAGGCGATGCTTGGGTAGAGTACGAGTGGACAAATACTGGAGAGGTCGAAAATCTTTCCTTCATCGTCCAGCAGCAAGGGTCAACTATCTACTTCTTCGAAGTATCTGACTCCACTAACGTTTCTTCGAACAAGAAACTGTTTTCAATCGACCTGACTGAGTACTCTGAAGCAGACGATACGACACTAGCCAGTTCTCCTTGCCAATTTGCACAGGGTAACGGCAGTCTATTTATTGTCAACCGCTATTTCACTCCGATGTACGTCGAGTACGACAGCGCCATTGACAACATTACGGTTACTACGATTACTCTTAGGATTAGAGATTTCGTCGGACTTGACGACGGTCTTGACCTGACTGAGCGTCCGACTAATACTGTCGCTAACCTGAAAACTGGTAACCCTAGCCACTACTACAACATCCTTAATCAGGGTTGGTACTTTGACAACGGAACCTCCCTAGCTAATTGGGATACTAGCAGGTCCGACATGCCCAGCAATGCGGACTATCCTACTTACTACCGTAAGGGTAATGACGATGCATTCAACGCTAATCTCGTCAATGAGAATGACGGTGGTAATACTCCAGCACCTAAGGGCCACTTCATCCTAGACTTCGGTGTTGAAGACAGAACGGCTGCCATGGTCGCAGAAGGCTTCACAGGAGCTACTGTTCAATCTTCTAAGTACCAGTCTTCTCTCATCGCTACAAGCAGCCTGTCTACTCTAGGAGATATGACTAACCCGTCTAATGCCTTTGACGGAGACTCGTCAGACTCCATCGCTAACTCTGCTACCAAGTCATCGACGACTAGTTCGTACATCGGTGTTAACCTGGTTACAGCACGAGCAATCAACAGCGCCGTTGTCTACGCACCGTCTGATGGCCTTCTCTACAGTTCGCCGTTCGTCTCCGGTACTATCACAATCTACGGTAAAGCAACTGCACCGGCTAACGCAACTGACGGCACTGTTCTCGGTTCGAAGAGCATCATTCCGTTCTCGTCTAACGAAGCGTTCACTGTCTACAGCTCGAACACTACATCAACTTATCAGTACGTGTGGGTGACGATTACCTCGGGCTCGAGTGTTACTCATCGAGTTGCTGAGGTTTACTTCTACGAGCAGGCAGAGCCGTATAACTTTCCTTCGACTGTGGCCTTCTTCAACAACCGGCTGTTCTATGCTGGTTGGTACCACCCTGGTCTTGCCCCCTACGTCCTCTTCTCTCAGGTTATTGAAGATGAAGACCAGTACGGCAACTGCTATCAGTTGAACGACCCTACGTCTGACAAGATTGCAGACCTACTGGCTACTGACGGTGGTACTACGAGAATCCCTGACGTTGGGTTCATCTGCAAGCTAGTTCCTTTTCAAACGCAGATGCTGATCCTCGGTTCAAACGGTGTGTGGTCTATCTCTGGTGGCAGTGACAACGTATTCTCTGCGACTGGTTATTCTATCAGACGCATCAGTAACGTTGGCAGTACCTCTCCTTACTCTGTTGCTGACGTGAAAGGGTTACCTATCTGGTTTGCCGAAGATGGTATCTATACTGTCACGTTTGACCCCAACTACAATTCGATTACTCTGAAGACAATCACTGAAGAGACTATCAAAGACTTCTTTCTCGACATCTCTCCTATCGCTAGACGATACGTAAAGGCAGCATACGACAAGCTAGATGATATTGTCTATTGGGTGTTCCGTTCGTCTGAGCCCTCGTCTACCGAGTATTGGGATTACGACAGAGTTCTTTGTCTTAACGTTAAGTCGCTAGCATTCTTCCCGTGGACTATCAGCGAAAGCTCTACTAACCCTCAGATTGTCCACGGTATTATCTACGTTCAGGACGGACAGCGTAGCGGAAACTACAGTCTGAAGCTGCCGTTCACGTATGATGTAGCGGGTGACAGGCTCTGCTACGCCGACGTAGTTGGTACGACGTACAAAGATTGGACTACCTACGCTTCAGACATCTCGTCTACTGCCGGTGACGAAGAAGATTACTCCTCCTACTTCATCGCAGGCTATCGAGTAGACGGAGAAGGGATGCGTAAGTTTCAATCTAATTACTTCTTCCTCTTTATGAAGAAGGAAGCTAATGCTTCTGCGTTCGTCCAAGGGTTGTATGACTTCTCAGACAGTTCATCCTCTGTCAAGTGGTCGACAGCACAGCAGGGTTATAATTCACTTACTACTCGTAACCAAGCTTATCGCTCTACTCGTATTAAGAAGATGAAGATACGCGGACACGGAAGAGCACTACAGATTAAAGTGTACTCCGAAGAAGGTAAGCCTTTCAGCATCATTGCATTGGGGTACTATGAGACAGCTAACGCTAGCATCTAACGTTATCATTAAAGTTGCGGATGAGCGGGACTCAATCGACGAAATCAAAGATGCAGTTCTAAGGGCTTCGAAGGATACTAGCTACAGCACTATGGTGATTGACGAACAAGCAGTAAAAGATGTTGTAGCTTCGTTCGTTAACGCTGACCTAAACGAACGGCTTATCCTCCTTCTAATCGTCGACGACAAGATCAAGGGATTTATCGCAGCACGGGCACAGCCTATGTTGTTCAACCCAAAGATCACAGTAGCTTCTGAAACCCTATGGTGGGTTGAAGAGGAGTATCGCCGCAGCCGTTACGGTCTCATTCTATTCGATGCATTCGAAGAGTGGGCGTCAGCCATCGGGGCTAGCACTGTTGCTGTCTCTCACTTCCCCAACACTATCGGTTCATCCATCTCAAAGCTCTATAAGAAAAGAGGATATAAAGAGATGGAGAACGCTTATATCAAGGAGTTAAAATAAGATGCTGCTTACCGCAGGTACTCTTGCTCTCACTACTCTAGCGTCTTCTCTAGCCACAGCAGGAACAGCCGCTGCTGCCGGTCTCGGTGGTGCTGCTGCCACTGGTGCTGCTGCTACTGGTGTTACGGCTGGTACTATTGCTACTGGTGTAGGAACTGCTGGCACACTCGCTGCTGTAGCAGGAGCTGGTGCTAACATCTACGGACAGATTCAGGCGTCAGAGGCGTCGAAGAAGCAGGAAGCTATCCGCCAAAAGCAGATGGCGCTAGAGGCGAGGAAGGCTCGCATCGACGCGATTCGTCGTACTCAGCAGGCTCGAGCCACTGGTCTAGTCAATCAGTCTGGTGCTGGCATTCAGATCAGCGGTGGTGGCACTTCTGCCTACGGTGGTCTTGTCGGTCAGGCTGAGTCTGGTCTTGCTTCCAGCATTCAGAATATCAACACTGGCGAGGCACTCGGTAGCGCTCTGTTCGCTGCCAACGCTGCTGAGTCGGAAGCTCGCGGAATCTCTGGTGTCGGTGGCGGACTATTCCAACTCGGAACTAACGCAGCCAACAACGCAGACAGCGTTGGTCGTCTCTTCGCAACCGCTTAATTTAAGGATTAGTTCGTGTCGAACGACAACATTCCGTTCATGTTTCAACCGGGGCCTGCTGAAGGAAATGATGTCCTTCGGTTCGCTCCGGCTGAACCTTCTGCTAAGCCTGTTGCAGCTCCGTCAGAGAGTGTTATCGACAGCCGCGCAGCTAAGTACACAATCGCTCTGGAAGGACAGGATGTCGATCCTGACGTCCTTAAGCAGGCGATGCTGTACGGCACGATGGATGGCTTTAGAGAGCACCTAGCTCGTACTAAGGACGTCCAAGACGGCATGCTTCGTAACAAGATCGTCGAAGAGCTGGCGACTGCTGCTGCAACAGAAGGAAGACAGCTAACTGGTGCTGAGCAGGATACTATCCTCGGACTTACTCAGGCTGACGTCTCTAAGCTCCGCAACAACCCGAAGACATTCCTCGAAGAGGAGTATGCTAAGCGGGTGATCGCTCGTGCCCATGTCCTCGAAGAGGATACTGAGTTCGACAACCTTGCACAGCAGGACGAGATTACTAGCTTCGAACAGCTAGACGCCATCCAGCAGCACGTAGCGAAGAAGGAAGTCTTTCAACGACTTGCTGAAGATGTTACTAAGCTCCGCGAAGAGCAGGGCTGGGTATCGTTTGCTGGTGACGTCATTGCGACTATGATTCCCACCGTGTCGTGGTACAATCTTCGCAATTTGATTAAGGACGAAGGTCCGGTTCCCTTTCTGCTTGGTTCCAATCTCGAAGAGAACATCCGTCATCTCTACTCATTGCCGCTCGACAAGGCAGCAGAGAAGGCTGAGGAAGCTGTAGAGTATCTGAAGGGCCGCAACCTTCTGCTCGCAGAGCGGTTCGCCAACGCTATGCTTTCGTACAGCGGAAGTGACGAGGCCACCGACAACTTCTGGAACATCACTGACCTTGCTACCGTTGTCTCCCCCGCTGCTGCGGTAAAGAGTGCGGCAGGAGCTGCTAAGAGCGTCGCAGCTTCTACTCGTAACGTCGTCTCCACTGTAGCAGATGCTGGAGCTAAGAGTGCTGTAAAGTCTTACCGCGATAGTATGACAGAGTTCGTTCGTGCTATCTCTTCGAAGAAGTCTACTCCTGCTGACGTACTTGACGCTGCTGGTGACACAGATGGTGCTGCTCTTTCCAGGTTGAAAGAGAAGCTCGATGAGATGATCGAGAAGGGTCCTGGTGCAGACATCAAGTCGTGGGATGAGCTTAAAGGCTACATTCCGACACTGTTCAATCCAGAGACTGTCTTCGAAGGAGCTACGAAGTATCTGTCGGCGAATACCGTTCGTCGTCTTATCACGGCAGCGAATGACCAGAGCGTTGATATTCTCAATGCGATGATTGTTGACCCTCTTCGTAATGGTTACCGCGTTAGCGAGACAGCCCTTCGCGCTGGTCTCGACGAAGTAGTCGACATCTTTAAGAAGACGTATCGCGGACACGAAGATACTATTCTCGATACTCGCCTCGTCGACAACGAAAAGTCAATCGGCAACAACTTCTTCGCTGAAGTGTTTCTCGGATCGAAGAGCGGCTCACCGTTTAAGACGAAGCTCACTGCACAATCAACTGCAAAGACCTACTTTGGAGACAAAGAGGGCTATGAGATCGTGTCTCATGGTGCAGGCTTTGCTATCAAGGTTCAGCGTCCTATTGACATCACGTCCGACAAGGTTCGCGATCAGATGATCGTCGATCTAAGAGACAAGGGACAGACGCCTGTCGGCAACATCGTCGCTGAACTCTTTCGTGGCATCCGCTCTGGCGAAGATGTTCTCCCTACGGCTGTTCTAGAAGCGATGAAAGTAGCTACTTACGGCGGCTCAGCCTTCGCTAAGGTTGTGTCGAAGTCAACTGAGTCCTTCGTCAAGGTCAAAGACAGCAAAGCGTTCTTCTCGTTCCTTAAGGCTGAACAGAACGCAGTTAATCCTGCCAACCCTGGCCAGCTCGGTTACTACTCCAAGTCTCTGCCGGAGTTTGAACAGAGGTTTTACGATAACGTAGGCCGTGCTCCTTCAGAAGATGAAGCTAGTGCGTACTTCGACTTTGTACGGCTCAACGAGATTGATCTTCTGTCTCGTAATCTTCTTGTCTACCATGGCAAGACGACGACTGGTCACGTTATGAACGAACTGCCGGGATTCCCTGGTAAGTTTGAAGGTGTTCCTCGCGCAAGTCTTCCTCCTGCTGACCCGAAAGACTACGACTTCTACCGCGTGCTTGTCATTAGAGAAGATGGTTCTTCGTTCCATACGAACTCCAACTCGATTAATCGCAAAGACTTCGACGAAGCTAAGAAGCTCGTTGATGAAGGTGGTTATGGTGTCGTACAGCTTTCTCCCGCTGGCCAACAGCAGATCAAAGAGATTGAAATGCTGAAGGAGAAGCTGCCTAAGGGTGGTGTTGACTTCATCGTCACTAAGCGAGCGAAGACTACTCCGCTTCCGTTCAACCAGGTGCCTAGCCGTTCTGGCGTCCACCAAATTCTCACTGACTCTTACATTGTTCGGCAACCTACTCTTGACGTTGGGGACAGTGTCGTTCGTTACTACGATGACATCAACCTGTACCAGACTCATACTGAGAAGGATGCTGCTGAGTTCACTCGTCGCATGAACGTAGCGCGAGAACTGTTTGCTAAGGCCATTAAGCAAGTCGGTCCCGACCGAAAGGCTGCTCTAAAAGGAGTCAAGTCTTACGTAGAGAACAACCTCCCTATTTCTTATAGGGAATTTGCTCGTGACTTTAATCCAAAGCGTGGTCGACTTGATGCTAACGTAAAGATCCACTATACGAAGACAGGTCAGACTGTCGGTAACTCTAGAGACATCGCCTCCGAGTTCCCCGACAAGTTCTTCGTCAACCTATCTAGCTCTAAGTGGAATACGTATAAGGATCAGGTGAATCTGAACTATGCTATGCAGCGCGGAGACAAGCTCAGTGCTGTCGTGCAGGTTGGTGACGCTAACAATCCTATGTACTCTCTCCGCCCTGCTTCGTACCTTGACCCAATGGAGTCCATAGAGCGTGGTCTTCGCGATGTCATTCGAGGAAGACACTTCGAAGATTTGAAACTTGGCACTGCTGATAGGTTCATCGCAGAGTTCGGTGACATTCTCGACACTGCTGTCTGGTCTAAGGACAAGCAGCGCATTGATCCGTTCATGGCTCTCCTGAACCCTGAGTTCATCAAGAATCCTACGCCGTCACAGGCAGATAAGATTCGTGCCGCTCGTGTCTACAGCGCTCGTTTCAAGCAGTTCATGGGCATTGAGAATGAATGGCAGAAGCAGCACAACTGGGTTGCTCAGAAGATACTTAACGGTGTCTCTCCCGAGATGGCTACTGGCTTCCGCAAGAAGCTGTACGAGATCATCAACATGGAGGATGGGCCGTCTAAGCTAAAGGCTCTGGCCTTCCACGCTAAGATTGGTCTATGGAACCCCATTCAGCTCTTCGTTCAGGCCAATACTCTCATTCATACGGCGGGTATTGTCGGACCGACTATCGGCTCTAAGGCTACTGTCGCTTCGATGGTGCAGTCTCTCTTCATCGACCAAGCAGAAGGGTTGACAAAGCATGGAGCTAAGCTGATTAAGTCTCTTGGCTTTGATGAGCAGGAGTTCATCGAAGTAACGGAAGCTATGCGTCGCAGTGGTTTCGACCATGTTGGTCGTGAGATTGCTACTCGTGAGCAACATCTGCAAGCAAGAGTCATGGCTACTAAGGTTGGTAAGATTGCGGACCACGGTCTCTTCTTCTTCAACAAGTCGGAGAGATTTGTTCGACGCAATGCTTTCAACGCAGCGTACCTTGAGTGGAAGCAAGCCAACGGTGCCCGTAAGCTGACTGACAGAGACATCGTAAAGATTGTCAACAGGGCGGACCTGTTAAACAACAACATGTCTCAGGCGTCTAACGCTGCATGGCAACAGGGTTGGGCGTCAATACCTACGCAGTTCTGGTCCTACCAGATTCGTTTGACTGAGGCTCTTCTAGGTCGGCGTATCAGCGGAACAGAAGCTGCTAGGCTACTGACGACTTACGCCACTGTATACGGCGTTCCTACGGCACTTGCTGCTGGTACAGCAGTTATTCCATTCATGGATCAATGGCAACAGTACGCAGCAAAGAACAAGATAGACGTAGACAGCAACGTAGCCTACAACACCCTGACCCAAGGTCTGCTAGGTGCTGCTGCTCAGTTCACGTTCGGAGAACGTACTAACATCAGCGAACGCTACGGTCCATCTGGTCTGCCGTTCGTCTCTGACATTATCTCTGGCGACAAGGGCGTGCTAGAGGCTCTTAGCGGTGCTACTGGTACTGTCTTTGCAGAAGTAGCAGCAGACGTTCTACCTATCTTCCCGTGGATTACAGATGCGTTCATCGGTTCTCACGACCCAACTCCTCCTAGTTTGAAAGACTTCACCGATGTCTTCACCAACATCTCTTCGCTGAAGGTTGGTGAGCGTATTGCTGTAGGACTTGCAATCGGTGGCCACGTAAACAAGCACGGAGAAGTGGTAGATAGCGGATACAGTGGTATCGGCTCTGTCGTCGAGTCTGTCATGGGTCTCACGCCCGCGCGCGTAGACGAGTTCTACACTCAGATGCTTGTCGGCAAAGAGCGCAGCACATTCCTCGCAGAGCAGCGTCGCCTTGCTTCTAAGGACGCACACGCTATGATGGAAGCTGTGAACGAAAAGGATCGTGAGTACTACCAGCGTCGAGTTAATGCTCGCCTGTCTACCTTCACTGCGAAGGAAAGAATGGACGCAATGGCTCAGTTCTTCAGGGAAGACAAGACGACTACCCTTCTTGAGCAACAGCTTTCTAGGTTGCAGACTAGGGACACCCCACAGAACGACGCATACTGGAATAATCTCCGCAAGAAATACCGAATTGAGAAAGGACAGTCTGAGTAATCATGGCTCAAGATGAATTCGCACCTAAGACCCAGGTCTCTGAAGTACCTAATTTCCTTCAGTACAGCCGAGGTTACACGTCTGGATCGAGTGCTATCGGAACCCTCTTCGAAGACTTGGGTAAAGCACTTGGAGTAGGGGCTAATGCTCTCGACCAAGCAGCTTCTATGCGAGTAAACGAAGAGGTTCGAGCCTCTGTCGAAGAGGCAGACACTCGTCTTGGTATTGACACTCGTCTTCCTGCTCGCGGAGAGTCCGTAGAGGCTCTTCCTAAGGATGCACAGATGCAGCTTAAACGCATCGAAGCATCCAAGCGAGCGATGGAGGCGGGAAAGATTACTCCGACGCAGTACCAAGTCCGTCTTCTCGCTGATAGCAAGGCCATTCGGGCTCGTTACCCCGGATACTCTGACCAGATTGACGCAGCCTACTCCCGTCTTACTGGTTCTACGCCAGCCAATGCTATCCGTCGTTCGCTAATGGCTGCTGCTGATGACGCTTCTCGTGCTCAAGCTGAGAGCAAAAGCCACGCTAGGCGCTTTCTTGACCAGAACCTCGCTAACATCGAAGACCCTGAGCTTCGCGCTAGGGCTGCTCTTCCTGGAGCAGAGGCTGATCCTGCGTTCGTAGCCCGTGCTCGTCTGTCTATCGCAGATAAGGTAGGACGAGACGAGAAGATCAAGACGACGACTGAGCTGCTGAACCTTAACGCTGCTCAGAGAAACTACGATAGGACTCTTAGCGGAGACACATACGCTCAGACCCTGTCTGAGATCGACAGGACAATGGTCAACTCTGGTCCTAACCTGGACAAACTGCGTGAGATCAGCAACGAAGCACTCACTGCTCGACGTGCTGGTCTTCCCGTTAAGCCTGAGACACAACAGCAGCTTCAGGCACTCGTCTCCCAGCTTGACGGATACTTTAACGAGCGTCTTCAGAATGCTAGGTTGAATGCTCGTTACATGGATCAGTTCCCTGAAGAGCGGTTGAAGCTCGAAGAGGCTCAGCTTAAGCGCTGGGACATGACTAAGAAGGCTATTCTTGGCGGCGACTTCAGCCACCTTGCAGCCAATACTGCCTTGGTTAAGTCTCAGAAGGAGTTTACCGAGGCTTCGATGATTAAAGACTCGCAGACTCTGCTTGACTTCAGTACATTGCAGACGATGCTTGGCCCGCAGGCCAGTGCCATCCTCGCTGAAACTGGTGTTCGAGAGAAGCTTACTGATTCTGTGCAAGAGCGCCTTCGAGTTACTGAAGAGGCGGACATCGTCAACAAGAGATTCCGCACGCTAAAGCAGAAGATGCAGAAGCTTCGCGATGATGGAGCAGACAGTAAGACAGCAGCATCGGTACTCGATAGTCTTACTACCATGCTCGTTGCTGGACCGCAAGACAAGTCTCTATCCGACCGGCTTATCAACGTTCTTTACGCACCGGATAGCGTAGAGTTTCTTGAGAAGCTACCTGACGAGAAGTCTCGAGTGGCTGCGTTCAACAAGCTTACGTCTCCTAAGATGGCAAAGCGTATCGCTGAAGAGTCAAAGCGTAACCCTGAGATCGCTCGTAAGTTCGAAGAGTTCTACGTTAAGGGCATTCTTCCGACAATGCAGCCGTTCATCAATACGGTTAACAAGTACAACCAGGAACGTACTGACGTTCGTATTGTCTACGACCCCACTCGCTTGGAGTTTGTCAGCCGCACTAACGAAAGCCAGAAAGGTCGCGTAGGAGCACGGTTCAAAGACCTGTTCATAACTCCTAGTCTGTCTCTGTTCGGTACTGTAGATGAGACGTCTGCGAGGATTGCTGTTACTAACCTCAACAATGAGTTGAAGAAGTTCCGCAGTCTGTCAAAGACACTCGACGGTAGTCTGACTACCGAAGAGATTAAGGCCGGTGGAATGGGTCTGATGCGCGGACTTGGCTTCGACTTCAATGCGTCTGAGTCTTACGAAGGAATTCCACCTCCTGGTCCTACTGAGACAGAAGCTTACAAAGAAGTTCAACAGCGTATCAAAGACGCTAAGAAGAAGCTTGGTGGTGATGATCGCGAGAACATCGGCAAGGTCTTCGACAGCATTAGCGGAGTAATCGCTGAGGGAGTTGACGCTCTTAAGAAAAACCCGCCTATCGAATGATAGAGCAGGTTGCATAAACTACAGAAAACTCAAGGGTGGGGTTTGTATCCCCACCCTTTTCTTTTGTTAGTCAAGCACAATCGAGAGAATCATTTTGATGACAATTAGGTAGACTAGAATGTTGTAGATGAGAATCGTCTCGTTGTCCGTGATATACGCTTGCTTACGCCATTTGTTAAACTGTGCGATTCGTTCTTTCATCTTTACGAACGTCCCTGTCGCCGGTAGGATGAACACCACTCGTCGAATCGAGTCGAGTCACCAGAAAGACCGCAGCGTCCATACTCCACTTTTCGGAACCAGTTGACACACATTGCGCAGAACTGATTGCCAATACTCTCGGGTTCTTTCTGCGTTCGTTCTTTAGCTGCATTAATCTTGAATGCGTTGAATGCCATGAGTGTAACTCCTTGGGCAACAATTACTTCTTCGAGTCTTTCCAGAATTTACAGCTTTCATCATACTTCATAATCATACTGTCTAGAGCACACGCCCTTGAATTAGATTTGATTGGTGCATCAATCATCTCCCACAGATTCTTCCACCAGAATTTACAGGTCGCACAGCACTGAACTACATTATTCAATATCGGTACTCCTAGAATTAGATGTTTACTACCAAGCTGTTGAGATCATAGTCCACTATCTTCTCCTTCTACAGAGTTGCCGCCACTAGAATTACCATAGTCGAAAGTGTCAACATCAAAAAGATCGTCGTCATCCCAAGCCTCAGCCTCCTTAGGTTGGGATTTTCTTTTTCTGTCGACTCGTCTCTGTCTATATTTTGATGAATGAAGGTCATGCGCGATACGGTTCCTTTTCATTCTGCGACGTCTACGATCTTTTTCTTCGGGGCTAGTCACTTCTCTAGAAACTCCGGCAATTTAAGACCACCATATTCAACTAGGATTTCGATAGCTTCTTCCTCTGTCATATCTCCGTACTCTAGAATTTCTTCGAAAGACATGACGTCTAGCAGTTCACGTATATCAACTTTTGCCATACGCATCCTGCAAAGCTTTCATTGAAATCATCTGAAGATCGTAGTTGCCTTCGTTTGCGTCTCGTAGAAGGCAGACTCCTCTCCACCAGTGCTCTCCTCCCAATCCTGCATAGGAAGGAACCCCATCGACGAAACATCCACTAACGAGTCCGTGGATTTTTCTACCGTCAGCTCTAGTTCTGACAGAATAGTCCAGAGTATGCGAGTGCCCAACGACGCAAGAAGTAAATTGCTTAGCAAGAAGAGAATAAGCGTGATGTTGTCCGCTAATAGGCCTGCCACTGTTGCCGCTAACGATAAAATGAGCGAAGCAAATCCCGTCGATAGTAATAGAGCCAGGAGTTGCGCCGACGTAGTAGACGATGTCGTTGTACCAATGTTCAAGCTCCAAGTCCTTGTAAGTGATTGTACCTTCTAGCTCTGGTTGAAGGTTGACTGCTCTACTAATTCGTTGTTCGTGATTGCCGATTAGCGTTACTCGGCGAGGCAACTTCTTCTTCGACTTCTTTACGCGAGACCACATCCTGTCCTGGAAGTCAGCATGAGCTTCGATGTCTTTCGCGTATGACTTACCTACGAAGGCTTTAGTTCCCTTGTCGTAAGAAGAAAGAGACGGCATGTCTGCCGTATCTCCCATGACAACAACAACGTCGGGCCGAATGTCCGTTATAAGATTAGACAGATACTCAGCCCTGACGTTGCTGCTGCCAGGTGTGGCATGGGGATCGGGAATTACCAAGATACTGTTACTCATCGAACCACTCCGTAGGGGCAGTGTCGATAGCAGCCGGAATTCCGTACCTCTCACACCACCTTAAATTACGTCTGTTCTTCTGTAGTCCTTTTGGACCGTTACCACTACTGCCGAAGATCATTCTTATGTCTAGTGCAGGATGCTGTTGCTTAACAGCAGCCATCTTTCTTTTGTCTTCTGGTCGGAAGTGACCCTTAACCTCGACGAAGAATGTTTTACCAGACTTCAAAGTGATTTCAAAATCAGGGATGTACTCGTGTTTCGTGACGTAAGGAATCTTCACCGACTCAAAACTTACGCGAAGACCCTTACGTCGAGGAAACGTACTCTTTACTGCTACTTCCAACTCAGACCGATACTTACCAACTCTCTTACTTCTGTATCTCATCTGGTCCTTTAGAACGGCAAACGCAGTTGCCTCTCTTTATACTTCCTGAACAACTCGAGGCTTCGGGTCTTTAACGATGCGAGTAAACCAGCGAGGACCATTCGAAAAGAGAATCTTGATAAGACCTCGACCATCGTTCGTATCAGACCAACAATCTTCCTTGAAGTCGCAGTAGCGACAGTTAAGACAGAGGGCTTCGTTACCGGAAACTCCATCTGGTACTGGAGCGTATCCTCTCTTCGGAAGAACTTCTTTATTCGCGACAGCACTAATTTTCTCCGCTGCAATTGCTTCGTAGTTCTTATCGCTGATGCGGTAAGAGTCGAGAGCAATATGCCCCAGCTCTTGGTCTACAGCGATGAAGGCTGCCGTCTTCTTCACAGTAACCTGCTCATCGTCAGCGGCAGCAAGAGTGTAGAGAGAAATCTGATCGAGGTAGTTGAACGGATCGTTAGACTGAAGTTCGTGCTTCTTGAACTTCTCGAACGACCGACTATTAGCCGACTTAACGTCGACTGTCACCCCATCAACAACAGCGTCTCGCGATCCTTCTACCCCTGCGTACTTCATCTTAGTCTGTTCGCCGACTACTTTGTGACCAGCAGCCTTGGCAAAGCCAAGAACTAAGGCTTCGATGATGTGACCGTAGAGAAACTTCAACCTAGTATGAGGAGGTAGTGCCTCCGCTTTCTCTGGAAAGTGTTCCCTGTACCAGAGCTTACGAAGGCACTTCTCGCCGAAGGAAGACATCGAGATTCCGCGACGCTTAGTCGGTTCCCGTGCCAACTGAGTCTTCAACGTCTCAGTGATGGTGTCACCAATCTCCTGAGCTTGTTCCTCAGTCAGAGGAGTCTTAGACTGAAGAAGGTCATAGATGTCGGGAACTAACGTAGTAATCTGCTTGTCTGTCATTCTGTCTTCCCGACTAAGCTAGATTAGAACGGAACGAAGTCGTCAACAGGAGCCATGACAGTAGGACCGCCAGTTCCCTCTGCGTCTACTCGAACAGACTCGAGTCGGTGACCCTTACCTGCCTTAGTATCGTAGACTTCGACCTTCACGGTAACATTGTCGCCAGGATTAACAGGGACAGTGCGGGCAGTTCCATCGCTATTGAAAACCTGAGGAGGACTCATGTCGACTGGCTTGCCTTTAACCATTCCGACCGTGTTACGACGGAAACCGACAGAGCCTTCCTTCACCTTCAGGCCAAGACCACTCTCCTGAAAGAGAGATCGAGAAGGTTGGTCGAGCTTTACGTTGATCTTCCACGAAAGCTTCGACGGATCGTAGTTAGTCGTCGGCTCAATGAGCTTCGGATACTCCGCTACGCCGGAGAAGTAATACATCTTTGACGCCATAATCAGTTCACCTGTGCAGGGGCTTCAGCCGTAATGTTTTCGATCAGATCAGCCGGAGGCTCTGTAGAAATACTCTCGATAATCAGCTCGCTAACATCGTCGCCTAGAGTTGCTCGAAGCACCGCCTCAGCCTCTTCGGGGTTATTAGCAGCGACATGCACATAACCAGCCTGAGGGACGTTGGCGATAAACGTAACGAGCAACCAGTAGGACTTAGTTGTTTCTGTATTGGTCAATACTTCATTCCTTTTCTTAGGAGTACGCAAATCACTTCTTTACTTTTCACACTGTATCATACGAAAATGGTTTTGTCAAGTATTATTTTCGCATTCCCGAAAGAAAATTCTCAGTCAGGTCTGCCCACCACTCTTCGTCGTCAGTGTGTTTCGTACCAGTTCTTTCCAAATCTTGTCTCTCCTGCTAGTGGGCACTGAAGATTAAACATTTCGCCCACTGCTTCGATTGCTTTACATTGCAGTTCTCCTAGTTGCTTAGCTTCTTTTTCTCCGCCAAGCACTTCAGTCTGCCACTCATCGTGGACAAAGTTTACTTGCCTGAAAACCAGACCAGCTTCCTTAGCCCACTGTTGCCACAGTACATTAGCATACTTCATGATGCAAGCTTCCCCTGTTTGGAGGTAGCCAGCCATCATAAGGTGAGCAGAGTCACAGACTACGAGTCTTCCGTCGAAACCCTGGAAGAATCCTCGGTCGGCATCTTTCGGAATTTGCTTAGATCGCAAGACTGCAAGTCCTGGGTAAGCTTCAACAAAAGTTTTCTTTGCCTTTCGACCCAGGCGAGGTCCTCCTCCAAGGATTTCTCCGAGCTTTGCGTCTCCCGCTCCAAGGAGAAAAGCATATATGCACGTTGTTCAACTAGGTTCGCAAGGCCTAGCCCGTTCTCTTATGAACTGCTACATATTACTATGCAGGTCAGACTATATCATCACTGTATTTCTACAGGTCCACCGCTTCCACCACCATTAGCTTGTGGCGTACTCTCTTTCGAGATAGTCGTTGCTCTTTCTCGGTACTCTTCTATGTATTTAATTGCTTTATACATCACACTAGTATCTTCTTTAAAAAGACCTAGTGCTCTATTACAATTGTGGCATAGAAGTTTTCTAGCAGGCTTTTCTAGAAAACATTTTGTACCGAGCTTAGATCAGGATTGTCCATGTTTAATGGAGGTTCCCTGAATTCAATGGATTTATAGACATCCGATTAAATGTCTTCGCAGTGTCTCTTGAACAGCCAAGGATAGCTGCGTTAAGAGAGTGTGCGTCTGTACCATCCTTTGAACTTCCTGAGATGAGGGCCTTAGTGAAGACAGGCTCGTTAATGTAATGGGCGAAGATTCGTAGCTGAATGCCCGACGCATCTGTGCCGACGAGAGTGTAACCAGGGCTTGCAAGCCACAGTGATCGCATCTGGCTGCCGAGCTTGATCGCTGTTTCTTGAAGGTCAGGTGCCTTGTACTTAATAGACTTCGCAGTAGCAATATTCCCCATGTTAGGGGAATTATGAGACATGCGATGGGTCCAAGTACCGATACCGTTGAAGCGTCCATGAATCCGGCCATCCTTCTCGTCCACACAGGCCAGCCATTCGTTGAGTGTACGCCACCTACCAGCTAGAAGAAGCCAGCGTACAAGCTCCTGTGTGGCTTCTGGAGCGTCTTCAGGAAGGGTAGATAGGTTCTGTTCGTTGACCTTCCATCCGTGGATTAGAAACTTCTTCAGCTTCTCTTCGTCATTGGATTTCTCTGCCTCGATATGACCCTTAGTTTTGTCCGTCGGTTTCCAGCCAGCATCGTAGAGTCTTTCCGTAACCTGAGACGGAGACCCCGGGTTAAAAGGTACCCACTCGACAAGAGAAAAAGGAGCATCCGCAGAAAGACTAGAGAGGTCCAGCCAGTCCCTAGGTAGGTTTGATTTGGCGATTGTTCCATACTTCGTCAACCTCGGTGTGATTTCTCTGATGAGCCTTGACTTCGGAGGAAAAGCTAGATGAAGCTTGTCTTCGATCTTCTTAATCTCTTCAGCCAACTCATCACGTAACTTCTTCGCAGATTCTACGTCGAAGAGAAACCCATTGTCTGTCATCTCTTCTGCGATGACAGCAATCTTATGTTCTACTTCAATCGCCTTCTTGAACTCAGGTCTATCAAGCTTCTTCATCAGAAATTTGTAGACCTTAACGTTGAGTTCTACGTCACGGCGGCACCTCTGAAGAATCTCTGGCGAGAAGACAGAGAAGTCTAGGTCTGTGTGAAGTTTAGGAAAGTGAAGGCGGTCACCCCATGCCTCCAAAGAGTGACCATCTTCCATCGAAGACTTCAACAGCTTAGAGAGAACGTATGTGTCTACGATCTCTTTCTCGGCGATGTCTACATGAAGAAGATCGCGAAGGCAACGCCGATCAAAACCGAGAAGGTTATGACCAATGTAGGTAGAAACAGAGTTGTGAAAGTGTCGAAATTCTTCTTCACTTGATGGTCGATCAAAGATGTATTCCTTCTGTGTGTCGATGTCTACAGCTACGATACACCAAACCTTAGTGTAGTCGTGCAAACCATTTGCTTCTACGTCCAGTACAACACGCAATATTACATTAGCCTCCAAAATGTGCGATCAACACCGAGATATTCGCAGGCTCTCGAGAAAGGACGCGATCCTAGAAAAGACTGAGAAGGATGTTCATTGACAAAAGAATACCGAACACCAGGAGAATAGCTTGAAATGACGCAATGACTTTCTCTGTTCCAGATAGCTGGGATGAATCTCTGCGCTTCGGCCCCCCACAGCATCCATACAATGCCTTCCCTTTCATACGACAATTTAGACACGATTTCATATGCCAACATCTCCCATCCAATATTTGCGTGACTCTTAGGTTGACCCTTAATTACGGTCGGTCTGATGTTATGTAGTAGAACCCCGTTCTCGGCCCATGGTGAGAATGTGCGTAGATAGGGAGGTTTAAAACCGAGATCATCACAATACTCGCGAACGATATTACGGTAAGCAGGAGAAATAGAACGCTTGCCAGGAGTTTCATCAAATGCTAATCCTGTTGCTCGGCCGTCTGCATACGGCTCACTTCCTAACACGACGACTCTAACCTTTTCAGGTGGAGTCAACTCAAAGTCTCTGAAGATTCTGCTGGCAGGTGGGTAGACGTCTCTCAGGTCACCCAGTTTCTTTCGCGTAGACGCCCACTTAGCTGTGCGAAAGAACTTCAACTGCCCCCAGTCATTCTTAGGTCTGCGTAGAGTTCCCAAGTCAAACACCAGGATCGAAGTCTGTTACCGTTGGTTCTTCGACTAGTTCTGCTAGTGTGAATGAAGCGGGATCGAAGTTAAGAACACCGGCTGGGCCAGATAGACCTGCAAAGCGGTTACCTCGAACAGTAAGGTGTGTCTTATTTCGCTCTTCATACGACGCTGCTTCGATGTCTCGATCCAACGAGATGATTAGGTCAGCAATTTTCGAGATGTTACGACTGCCTCGTGTCTTACCATCATCGTTGACGTGACTGACCATGAACAGAGTGAAGTCTAGTTCTCGGGTCATCATAGCTAGACGTGTCGAAATGAAGTCCAGCTTCTTCCTCTCGTCGTCGTCTTCGAAGCCAGTGACGAGCATCGTAATGTGGTCGAGGAAGATAAACTTACAATGACAGACAGACACCAGATAGCGTATAATGTCCAGAATGGTGTTAGGGTCATCACTACCGAAGTGAGAGTAGAAATGAAGTCGCCCCTCACGTTTGGTAATAGACTTGTAAGCATTCACCTGATCCTCTACCGAGAGACCAGAGTCCGGTAGGTGGGCAGGAACGCCCAGCTCATAGCCGATAAGACCCTGGACTGACCGCTTCTCTTCCTCTTCTAGATGAATGATACCGATGTTGAAGTCGGTGTCTTTTAGAAGATGGTATTCAATGGCTCGCATAACTTCAGTGTTGTGAGTAAGAGTCCAACCTTCTCCTGCTGCAAATAGATGTTCATCATGGTCGACAGTCAAGCATCTACCTTCAAGATTTCCGATAGGCTCGATCGAACGAATAGCCTTCCACTTAGCCTTTCGATATCTAAACCTGTAGGCGGTCTTACATTCGACAAGACTACCGTTAATATCTTTATACTTCCCCACTCTAGGTGCGGATTCAGTAACGATGTAGCCTAGGCTGCGGGCTAACTCTACTACTTGATCGAAGAGAATCTTATTGCTAGAGTAGAACTCATTCTGTTGTTTACCGTTATTACCAGCCCATCCATCGAAACAAAGACCTTTGAACAACTCCTCTCGTTGCTTCTTAGAAGCACGAAGATAGTCAAGAGGAATGTGCTTATTACGGTATAGGTCATGCTTCTTCAAGATAGAAGTTTTTAGTGCCATAGGTCTTATGGTATAGCAGTCATTCCCAGTCTTCTTAAGATACCCAAACTCAAACATAGACATCTTATCTAGTTTCTTTTTAGAAACGGTTATGTAAGTATTCGAACTTTGACCATCTGCCAACCAAATACCTAAGAGATAGGGATCGATAGGCAGGTCTTTCTCGGGTAGTTCAACTGCTTCGATATTAGGCACGACGTACTTTGCCTTAGAACCTTTAGCAATGATTCCACCTTCAGTGTTATACAACTGCTCGGTATTAAGAATAAGGATGTTATTATTCAAGTCACGAACAGTCCAACGATGGTTATCTCCAGCCTCTAGGAAAGTTTTGTCTGAGAAGGTTACCTTATAGTAAGGCCTAGTGTGGACTGGTGTTACGTAGGTAACCTTACAGATAGTACCATCTGCCGCAAATAGATCATCGCCTTCTTTTAGAGCACCTATAGTAGTCCATCCAGTAGGTGTAGGAAGAGGGGTGTTTGTTCGCAAAACCTTCCCCACCTTCTCTTGCGCGAGAAGAAGAATGACCTCACCCTGACGAATTCCATATGTCATTCCCTGAAGAGTGACAAACGGATAGGAGGCGATAGACACGCCAGACTCTTCGCGAAGAAGAGCTTCGATAGAGTTGTAGTCTGCGATCACACCCTTTGGCATATAGGGCTTGGCGTTCCACCAGATACGTTTGAACTCTTCCTGCTGTCCAGCAGTCAGATATTCATTCGCATCCTTGTACCTGTCTAGCTTAACGTGAACGACCTTATTCACGTCGAACAGTTGGGATACATCTTTTACTGCACGCTGTCCAGGTTCGTCATTATCGAAACAGATGTAGATTTTCTCGAAGGAATTCAAATAGTCTCTAGCCTTCTCGCAGTCCTTTCGTGCGGAAGAAGCTGAGCGAACGGAGACAGCCGGGTACTTTGACCCTAGCATTTGGAAGACAGACATTGCGTCCATCTCACCTTCGGTAATGGTCACTGCCTTAGCAGAGCCAGCAGAGAATACGTTCTGCCCGAACAAGGAACAGTCATTCATTGGTCCGATAGAGAAGAAGTTCTTCTGGTCGAACCGACGTTCCTTCGATGCTGCCTCACCATTTGAAGATAGGTAAGGAAAGGAAACCGAGACAGGTTTCCCATCGCTATCTACCTTAAACAGCACACCGTAGTTCATAAACGTTTCTTTACTGACACCACGCCAGGGAAAGACCTGAGTAGTAAACTGTTCGTTATTCAAATAAGTTACATCCTCTAGGCTACGCCATTTTTGGCATGCAAAACAGAACGAATGGTCTTCGTAGATAGACAAAGCATCTGAAGACCCACAATCATTACAGGGCTGGTGAGTCTTTATCTTTTCTTACTCCACTCTTGCTTGGTCGGGCATCGCTACGCTCGCCCTCCCTATACTCTGCTTCTCTTTTAACTGTATAATAAGTTACCTTTGGGGACATCGGATAACCTTATCATACCATATGAAGAGTGATTTGTCAAGTAAAATCGACAGACAAGAACCAACTATTTCGTAAGCTGTTGATTCTTCAAGGCTTTACAACCACTCTCAAACGTGCAGTTGCACGACTTTTCACTCATGACGTGAGGACAAACTTCACCTTTGAACAGGTCAGGCATGCGCCTATTCAACTCGTTAAGCGCAGCCTGAACCTGTGTGTAGTCCAGTTCATCCTGCTTCGGCTTCGGGCTTGTACTTTTCTTTTTCATAGAGAACCAAATCTTTCAGGTACTTGGAGTATTTACCGACGAGGTACGGAGTCAACTCCGGAGCAGTGTTCACTTCGAGGATGATTGGGTTGCCTCCGTTCTTGGGGACGATGATGTCGACACCACCGAAGTCGAGACCGAGGGCTGCGACAATTCTCTTCGCAGCCGGACGGATGCCAGACGGAATGTCTCCCTCAGAGAGAAGCTTCAGGCCGTAGCCACCTCCAGTCGTCTTCACGTCGTCATTGTAGGAGTCCTTCCCCTCTACGCGAACCTTCTTCTGCACGGCGAATGCAGAATAGTTGTCGACGACCTCAGGATTGTCCGTGGGAAGGCGGCAGACAGAGACACGATACTCTGCCTTAGCCGGAACGAAGACCGTGTAGAGCTTGCCTTCCGGCAGGCAATCGGCAGGACCCTTGTGAATGATAAGTCCATCCCCGTCGTGACCGGTAAGCTTCTGACGAACGCAGACGACACCGTCTTTGTTCATACTCTTAGCCTCGGCGTGACTCTTAGTCCACTTCGGGATGAAGTTGCTGAGCCCCTTGTCGACGAGAGTCTGGAAGGTAGACAACTTGTCGACGGCGACCTTGACGCAGGAGGGGTTGTTGATGATCTTCAGATCATCGTACCCATCCTTCACCTCTTCGAAGTGGGAGGAGGAACCCCAGTTGATGACGACATCACCCTTCTCGGCCTTGAAGAGTTTCATCTTCTTATTCAGAAGAATAGCCCCCATTGCCTCGGCAAGCTGATTCGCGGACTTGGAGTACGACTTGTAGGCCCGTATCAAGAACATCTCTAATCTCCGAAGGCGTCAGTAGATGTGGTGAAGTTCTCACCGTGAGAGTCGGCAGATTGGTTTTGCAATGCGATTACGTCTTTCTGCCACTGACTCCAGTCGTCAACTGCGAAGGCAAGAGAGCCGATGATACGACGACTGCGGCGACAGAGGTGATAGTAGTCCTTGTACGCCGCCAGCTTGGAGACGAACGAAGACGGGAGAACCTGCAAGAGGAAGGAGTCCTTCTGCGAGTCGAGGTACTGTTCGAAGACCTTGGAAGGGTCGTCGAAGTTCTTCGCTGCCGTGTTGACGAGATGGTGGACGGCAGTTGCCCACTCATGGATCACATCGGGGTCGATTGTCGACCGCATACCGCGGAACTCGAGAGAATTGATCGAGGCAATAGTCGCCAGATTGATTGATCCGTACTTGAACGTATCCTTATGGAAGTTGAAGAAACTCTTCCTCTCCTGACAGGAATTCATGACGAGCAGGGCGGTCGCAGGAGAGGAGCTGAGACGAAGACAGAAGTGATTGTTGTAGCGGGTCGGGCCGCAGTACAGCATCATCACATCTTCGATCAGCCAGTACGCGACGACTGCGTTGAGCACTTGAACTGCCGTGAGATGACCGACGTTGACATGAACGTGGACCGAAGCTCGTTCGTTGCCATCGTCGACGTTGCCGGTAGCCGAGAGAGCATCAGTAAGCTGCTTGATCTTCGGGAGAAGAGTCGGACCGACTTTGAACGGCTGACGAGCGATCACCTCGATCCCGTTCTTCAGTGAAGGATCATTGGTAACCAACCACGACGAGTCGACCTGGATGTCGGTTGGGGTACCGGGAAGAAACTCCACCTCCACTTCGATACCAACATCGCCGTTCTTCGACGCTTTGTTGAAGTACTTGCTCAACTGCATGTCTGCTCTCCTGAGGCAGTGATGAAGCTAGTTGATCTTGACGCCAGCAGACTCAAGGTCTTCACCGAAGACACGAGTCAACCGCTTGTCGAAGACAGAGAAGGTCTTTCCCTTGTTGATAGAAGCCCCGATGATCCGACCACACGCAGCAATCTTGAAGATGTTCGGGTCATCCGAGATGATAGCGATGTCCTTCCCGAGCAGTGCCACCCCGTTATCAACGACGGCGTCTGTGGAGAAGGACTTGATGAACGACGTCTTTCCAAGCAAGACCTTGTAGTGCTCCACGCTGTAGAAGTGCGAGCTACTAGAGTAGCTCTTCGCAGGATTCGAGTGATGAAGGAAGGTAGTATTCGAAACGTGGACGCCGTGCTGTGTGACTCGAGCCGGGAGACGAGACGAGAACAAGAGCTTCCCGTAGTTGACGAAGTATCCGTAGCCAAGGTCGAAGTCGAGATCGTCATTGTTGACGTACGAGATCGTCATAGACCCTTGCGGCGAGAAGTAGTTGGGGTTGGGGTCGATGCTTACCGGTGTGATGTTGATCTTGTCGAGAGGCGTGTTGCTCTTCGCTTCGATCTGTTGCAACACACCCTTGTACTTACAGAAGACGCCGTTCAGGCGACGAAACTTGTCGTCCTGCCCGTAAAAGATAGAAAGACCCATGTTATCTTCCTTTCGTCTAGACGATGATGAGAGGAGAGTCGAGGGTAGGAGGACCTAAATACTTGCCGCCGACCGAAAACGGCACGTCGAGATCGAGATCGTAGTTGACCGTTCCAGATGTCGGTGCGATGCGAGCACCCCTCTGAATGTTCTTCGAGACGGTATCTGCGTAGAAAAAGTAGTCCCCGACCGGCGTCATCTTTTGTGGGATGTGGGTAATCAACGAGTCGCCGTTGATGATCCTTTGCATTCGAGACTTCACAGCATCGAACAGGACTCTGGTGAGGTGGTCGCTCTTCATCCACCAGTTCGAGGGAACACGCCACTCCACGCCGTAGCTCTTCGGCCGGAAGGAACCGAGCTTGCCGTACATCTTCTCGCGAATGAAATCCTTGTCGGCCTTTTTCAGGAGCTGCTCATAGAGAGAGCAGTCGAGAAGACGGACGACAGTCCTACAGTCCCACAGATGACTGATGTCGGTGACATCGGCGTCACTGGTCCAACCGATGTGAATGTGACCAGAGCAGGTGCGAAGAGAGGGAAGGCCGACGATGGGCTCGGGTGGAGGGTTGATACCTCCGGAGTGCCATGCGTCGAAGTCCGGGCTGCATCCCAGCATCTTCACTTCTTCGGGGAGTGAGTCGAAGTAGCCGGGGTCGAAGACGATGACCGGCTCGAAGATGAAGTTGTACCGATCCTCCGGCAACCACTTGCGAAGTTCAGCCAGCACCTTGTTCTTGTTGCTGATGAACTGGTCGGCAGTCTCAGCCGGATCGATATTGATCTCGACCATCAACCCATCCACCTGGATGGCACCGCCGTTGACCTTGTGAGGCTCGTTCTTCGTGCCGGGGATGAGGTCATGAGCAGAGACCAGACGGTTGATCTTCTTGTCGAAGACGCCGAACTCAGGGTCTGCTCCGATGAGAATCTTGCTGATCGTCTTGGACACGGTCGGCTCCACCTTAGCAGAAACCTTTTCGGCAGACAAGCTCTTCTTCCCAAGGGGCGGTTGCTTCTTCGGGAACGGGCTTGCGTACCCAGTGAGAGTAGTCGAGAATCCCTTCGTAGGCTTCTTTGAAGTAGCTGTAGAAGAGGGGCTCTTTTTCTTTGCAGGTTTGGCAGACGTAGGCTGAGTTGTTGAACCAGAAAGCTTTGCCATATTGCGTGACCTTTGTTGTGCAGAATGAACAGCCATTGTTGAGGAGCGTGTTAGCCTTGGCCAACGTCATAGTCTTTCCTCTGTACGCTCGGTACATCGGAACGTTCTCGATCTGATCCGGCTTCTTGGAAGCAGGACCGATCACCGCAGGGACAGAGCCCGTAGACGCAGTTACCGCAGTCTCTGGCGCGCTGCCTTTCTCTGCTGTTTTCGAAGCAGCCTCCGCTCCCTCTTTGTTAAGAAAGCCGACACTGCTTATCGACGTGTGCTCGCCCCCTTTCTGTGACGAAGTAGAAGCAGAGTAGGACACCGTCGTTTTCGTCAGAGAAACTGGATCGTCGATGTCCCACGAGAACAGCGTCATAGACGGGACGACTAGAATCTGTGCCGTCGCCTGTGAGATTGCCGATCTGCTGCGAACCAGATCGAGGAAGGCGTACTCAGATGCGTAGTAGAACACCTGGTTGAAGATCATGTAGTAGAGAGGACGCTTGTCATTCCGAACCAGGTTGAACGTGCGGTCCTTCAGGTCGGTGTAGGCCAGAGCAAAGGCACCGGAGTAAGGAAGCATCGACAGTGTAGGCTTCAGCCCGAACTCGTTGATACTTTCGAACAACTCTTCCGAGTCCGTTTTACCACCGCCTCCCAGCCCTTCGATGGTCCCGTTGTGCATACCAACAAGTTCGTTGTTGATGTTGAACGGATGGGCGTTGTCATCGACGATGCTGCCCTTTGTCGCATGACGACAGTGACCGGCGAAGATCATGATGTCGGAGCGGTTGAACAGCTTCGACCCCTCACCGTTCCCGAGAAACTGCGACGCAGAAACTGCCTGCTTCTTGACGATCAGACCCCTTCCCTTGGCATTCTCACGAGTGATGAGAAAGGCGCCAGCACTGTGGAGTCCACGCAACTGGGAGACAATGAACAGATCGAAAACTCTCTCCCTCTCAATAATGGAAAGGGTTGGTGTGCTCCCAGACATCACCACTGCACCAGCTAGACCACACATTTCTTTTCTCCTTTTCTACCTCTTAGTTGAAGAGGTGTCGGTAGAACAGTTCTTCGAACAAGTCGAACGAAGGACCGTCCTCCCACTCTGGATGCCACTGAACCCCGAGGAAGTTCTCATGCAGGTAGTAGAACGCCTCGACGTCGCGCCAGTCGCCGCTCTTGAACCGCTTCTCATCGGTCTCATGGTACGTACTGATGTTGGCGACAGCGAGCAGCTTCGCATTGTCGTTGATGACACACATCTGGTGGTGGTCCGAGTTGACGACCGACATCTCCTCCCCCAGCTTGAAGTCATCGTCGAAGAAACGAATGCCGTGCCGACTGCCTCGATGGCAATCGACATCTTGGTAGAGGCTGCCGCCACACAGAACGTTTCCGAGCTGTGCCCCTCGGCAGATGCCGACCTTCGGAGTCTCCGGACTGAGAGACTTCCAGAGGGAAATCTCTTTCAGGTCTCGTGTCGGGTTGGGGAACGTCTTGGCATGTCGCTTCTGACCGTAGATGAACGGATGGATGTCCGAGCCTCCGGTGAAGAAGACGATGTCGGGGAACGTCTTGTCGACAGACGATTCGTCGATGACGTTGAACCCCATCCTCTTCACCATACGCACGGTATCGGCGTCATTGTCGGAAACGATTGCGTTGAGAATCACATTGGTCTTCACTGCCATGCAAGAGCCCTCCATTCGGACCTGTTCTTCAGAAGAAAGCTCACAGCCTCAGAAGATGAGACGCACGAGCCGGCGGTAGTATTGAAGTCCTTGACGTTGAGCGACAAAACGTCAGGGAACAACCCGCTGTAACTAGGCTTGCCGGTGAGATTCTTCGAGAAGTAGCTGGAGATGTTGGTGCCGTGCCACTTTGAACCGACCGGGCCGTAGGAACCGCTTTTGGTGTACGGAGCAGGATTCGCTTGGATGTCCGGATCGCTCTCTTCGAGCCGGCGGAGAGAAATGCCAGATTCGAGGCGGTCGAACAGGTGAGTGTACGTTTCACCAGAGAGTGAGAGAGAGCCGTTGACGTGGACAGAAATGTACTCGGCCAGAAGGATGGATTCGGGGCGAGTGAATCCATTGCGTCGCCACAGCCAGTACGACCGAATCTTGTTGCTCATCTCCTGCGGGACGCGAGCACCGATCATGATGTTGGTCAGCACCTGGGCTGAGACAGTGCTGGTGTTGAACGTACCGACAGCAAGAGGGCGGCCGATCTTGTCGCGGAGGATGACGATGTCATCCGCCTTAAGGTACTTGGCGAAGGGGCCACTCTTTGTGTCCGTCAGATAGTCCCAGTAGTCGACGGCTGCCTCGTAGAGATCGGGGTAGCGGCACCACAGCGACGAGAAGACGCCACGATTCGAGCCAAAAAAGAAGCCCAACGTCGCGTTATGGCAACCGATGCCAGGCATCGTCTTGATTTTTCCATCTCCGTCGATCTTCCGAAGATTCGCGGAACCCTTCTTCGCGCCGAAGTACTCCGGGTAGTCACTCTCATAGTAGGAAGAGAGTTCCTTGATCAGACCCTGAAGTTCTTCGGTGCCTCCTGCGGAAGCAGTACTAGTCTTTGCATTCATGGGATTGCTCCTTGCAAAACAATTAGTTATCGGCAGTCTGCATAAAAAAGGAGGAAAGAGACGGCAGGTAAAGGAAGACCGTTGCCTTCGATCACCACCTATCTCTTTCCTCCAGTTGGCCGGGGTAAACGGAGAGGAAAACCCCCGGCAGCGTTACGAATTAACGTCCTTCACCTTCGGAGCCGGAAGGTGAGTGCCGACGTTGTAGATGTTCTCACTGTTCTTCTCGCGCGCCTTCTTCTTCGAGAAGAGAGACTTGATCGAGGCGAACAGGGAATTCTGGATGACCTCCATCTTCTTCGAAGCACGAACATGGACGTCGTGGAACGACGGCTCACCGTCTTCACCATCCTCCTGAAGAGTGAGGACGGCAGTCTCGACGGTGCGGGCGACAGGAAGTTCGATGATCGTCGCCGACCGGACAGTGAACGTCTTCTTGCCCTGCTTGACCTTATCGCCGGGCTTCAAGTTCTTAGCGTTGATCTTCATCAGTCTCTCCAATCTTGGATGTCTTCGGTACTACCATCAAGCGATGCCGCCGGGGTCCGTTCTTACGAACGTGATACCCTTTGACGACAGCTTCACCTGAATAATTACCGGCTTCATCCAAGGTCGGGGTGACGGACCAAAGAACGTGAAAGCCGGGACGAACCTCACCCTGCATCAAACGCCGTTGGGTGAGAAAATACAAGTAGTTATCAGACGATTGCAACAACCACTCTGCATATTTGGAAATCATCTTCGTCTCTCCGTCTTGGTTTGTTCTTTAGTTATTGCTGAAAGTGAGAAGGCAGTAGCCCTCCCCGAAAGGCCACTAGTTCGACCGAACGGGAAGGGCTAACCTCATTACTATGACTCACGACCATCTCGGGCTGAAGCAACCTGCTTGTACTTCACAGGTCACAACATTAAAAGCACCGCAATCGCACTGCGGTTGAGTACCTAGTCTCATCTTGTGGACGATGTTTGTCATAGCGTCTGTCTCGTCGATAATTCCTAACTCGATAGAAGCTGAGAGCTTCTACATCACCTGTCGCACCCACGTTACGAGCACTGAGCCATACCGGTTGGAACGGATTAGGCAGTGATGGTATAGGAATGTTACTACATAGTGGGCGGTCTGCTATGTTTTCAAGACAGACGAGCGTTTTCCACTCAGTTGCAGTTCTACGAAGACAGACCGTCGATAGTCAGTCTAAGCAACCACGTACTTCGCTAGCTCAGGGTTTTCACGCCCCTTATAACTTTTCAGTAGAAGAAAGACATGACTCTTCTCCATTCATTTTCCTTTGCTGGCACCACAGATTACGATGAGCAGACGTCACGGCCCTCGCCGTATCTTGGGGTAAGACACCCCGTATGCCTACCAGTGAATAGCCTAGTCTAACCCGAAGACCTTCAGCCTTCTCCACCTTTAAGACATACCGTCTTCTCTCATAACAAGGGCGCTCCTCTCAAAAGAAAACTACAGGAGGCCACACCGCAGACTTACCTTTCCCCTCCCCACCACGGAAGTTCATGGACTCCATTAGGCTAGAGGTCTCGAACCTGAGGGTACTGATGCATACGGTGTCCACTGCCTCAACGTACTACCCGCCACGGTAATAGTACGAGAGGAAGACAAAACAACTGCTCCAGTGTGCAACACAGACCTAGTTACTGAGCTTGTCTTACAGACGGTTCGTTGTGCTAAGCACCAGCGAAGACAGTTTCTTAAGCTGCCAAGGCCGTTTTTGCGAACACCCAGTAGTTCATCCTACTCTGTCGTGCACACACAGATAGGAATACCTAGACCTTTACCGGCCACACACTGAAGCAGTTGTAACTCAAGCGGCGAGCTGTTGCTTCGCCACGAAATCCTTATAGTTCGGACCTGCGATCATCGGTGTGACCGGACGACTGATGTTCGCCCCGGTCTGCCGATTGCGAACGACGAACCGCTCAGCAGGGTCGCATCCCAACTGGGATGGCTCGAGTCCAGTGCGGTTCTTCACGAACATGATGATCTTCTCGCTCGTCGTGGACCGCATCCTGACGTACTTTCCGAAGTACGGCCACGCCCTCTTCAGAGAGGCGCACGCCTCCCCCATGGACGGATAGACCAGGACGGACCCGTTGGGAAGGAGCACCTCGTACCCCTTCGCCTGCGGAAAAGGGAGAGGATCGACGCCGACCTCCTTCGGCACCTTCACCTGCTTCACCTCGCCGGTGCCGAAGAGAACAATATCCTTCGTCTCCGACTTGGGCTTGACGTTGGCGTAGGGGTGCGTCTTCGTGTCGAAGGAGACGAACTTCTTCGAGTCGTAGACGATGCCGAAAAGCCGGTACTCATACCGGTCAGTGTAGGGGTTCCACCCCTCGGCAAGAACACCCTTGGAGCGAAGGTACTGCGCGACCTTCCAGGTGAAAGAGTTGTAGTTCTTCGTAGTCATTGGTCTTCTCCTGTTTGTTTTGTAGGGTTAACGTTCTTCGATCATCTACGCAGCACTGGCCGTAAGGATTTGCACCTCGGCCATGTTGATGGCCTTGTCGATGCGCTCCTTCTTCTTATTGTAGATGGTGTTCTTCATCTCGACCGGCTTGAAGCCCAGCGAGTGAAGCTTCTTCGCGAAAGCCTCTTCCATCTTCAGAGACATCGCTGTCTGCCGTCGTCTCAGGACGTTGTTGTTGACGATGCGGCAGTACATGTGATCGTAGTGAATCATTCGATTGCCCTCTCTTCAATTGTGAAAGTACCCTTCACTCGGTATACCTTCTCGACGATAGTGAACACACCACCCCGAATGTCATGCCCTCTCCCGGTAAAAACGTTTACCGCATTTCGAATACTCTCGAAGCTCGCGTCTTCACCAACCGAGACAGATGCGTCGTCGAAGAAGATAAAATACTCCTTCTTCTTCAGTACGTCAGCCTGATCGGCCTCGTATTCGAACGACTCGACACCGTTGGCTTTCTTAGCCGATAGTGACAGGAGAGTCGGCCAATCAAGGTGGTTGCAGTATCCCTTCGGATTCCTGACGGCAATCGGCCCGTGGCAATACTTACAACAGGGCTCATCGTTAGTCTGTTCAAGCATGCTCGTAGTCCTTCATCCATCCGGGTTTCTGTCGAGAAGTCCACCGATGCATGATGCGACCACGGCGGTCAGACTTCTTCGCGATGGTGTAGTACCTGCGGTAGCTGTCGATAGTGTTGACGCTACCGTCCTTATCGAACGACTTGTAGTCGTCGGGCATCACAGCCGGAGGTTCATTCCAAACATCGAGAGACAGGTCAGCAGGCATGCGAGCAAGCTGCTTGTTGATACCCTTCCTGACGATGTAGTGCGTCTTCCCATACCGATACTCGTACTCGTGGCAGTAGCAGCACATCAAAGAGTGCAGCCATGCGTAGTGGATACCGCTTTTGCGGACCCACTGAGTACAGGGATGCGAGAAGACAGACTTCGGGAACGGGTAGCCGAAGCCATCCGTTCTGATTGGTGAGTGTGCAGCAGTCAACATCTGCGCTGATTCGATTGCCATCTTGTTGACGTGGCTGTCAATTGCCCACTCAGCGACATCTGCCGGGCAAGTCGAAAGATAGAAGATGTTCATCCGTTTCTCTTTCCTCGGCGCCGGCTAAAGGGTGAGGAAGAGAAGCCCAGCCTGGAAGCCGACCAGAAGGAAGGCGACGTGGGTGATGATGAGGACGAGTGCGGTTTCGAAGTGGGACATGCTGACGTTCTCCTTGTTGTCATCGTCGAACATTGTGTTGATCCTTTTTCTCTATGCCATCTCCTTCAGTTTCCTGACGATCTCGGTGTTCTTCTCGTCTTCGTCCGACCAAAGCCACGAGTGTAGGCTAAGTCCATACTGTCGAACAGTCTGGCCAACCTTGACGACACCGAGATGGCAAACCTTAAAGACGCAGTGAGGATCACCCACCTGATACGAGCGATCCAATGCCTTGTCGATTGCGTCTCCCTTCGCAGGGAACGTCTCTTCATAAAATGGTGAGCTACCACCGATTGGGTCCTCCCTTCCGATGAAGTAGAGTTCGATGTCTTTCCAGACGGACATCATTGAATCTCCGTTGTTTGTAGTAGAGGATTGTTTAAGTCCACCCATCTATTGAATAGACCGACATGTAATCATGTCGCTGAGCTACCCCGCTGCGGGAACCCAGGGGTGGAAAGGAATGGGGTGTGGGTAGACACAGAAGCTAAGAGCGGTGAGGCTTTCCTCTCTTTGCTTCTTGTCGTGTGAAACGGTCAGCTACCCCACATATAGCTGCCTCCTCCCCCCTACGGGGGATAGTGTTGGCTCAATTGGTTCGCTCGGGTACCCCTCGCTCACCTTACTATACTATCCATTCTTAATTAACCCTCCGCATACACAGGTATCTTTATTATACACCTGTTCGCAGATTTGTCAAGAGAAAAATGCAAGCGATCAACAAGTATTTTGTAACTCATTGATCTGCAAGCATTAATTCCCTAGCTCTCTCGCCTTTCACCCAGCACCTCGCCAAACCATTGGTTATTCGCTGCTTCGACCAGCTTGTCGCAGACAAACGTCGTCGCATACTTGTAGTTGACGCCGTTGAACCTGTTCTTCACGACATCATGCAGTCCGTCGGCGACCTCGACGAAGATGAAATCAGCTTCCGCGATCTCCGCCTTCGTCAGCTTTTCGGAATAGCTGTCAAGCCAGATGACTTTAACTTTCATTTGTTGCTTCCTCTCTCCGTTATTAAGGTTAGATAATAGACACACCATCTTCATCTCGATGACGATCAGCCCGACCGCATTATAGGCTTCGTTTCATCGGGGAGAGAGACAAGACAGTGTGTCTATTGCCTAACCTTTGCTACCCTTCTATTCAGAATAGCGATTGCTGCCCTAACGAAGCCCGTACACGGGCATTCTTCCTTCTCTGGTAGGGAGACAGCCAGAGACAGTAAGTGCCGATGTACGGGCTTCTTAACGGGGGGTAGTTCTTGCGTGGTCGGCGATCAGTTCACGCTGATAGCGTTGTCGGCAACCTTCTTCGTCGCAATCTTCTTCGTCACAGCCGGGATCGAAATGACATCGGCGTCTTTGTTCGACGACTTGAGCATTGACCGAAGCGTGTTGATGTCGGCCTTCTGGACGATGACCTTCTCGCGATCCTCATCCGAGAGGGGGAGACCCTTCAATTCCTTGCCGGTGGCGTAGATGCCGCTCTCATAGTCCTCGGCCTGAGCCAGCAGGGCAGCCAACTTCTTGCGCAGGTCGAACCCCTGGAAGGGATTGGCAGGCTTCGACATCTCCCAGTAGTTTTTCGCTTTCAGCAGCATCTCGATGTAGCTGCCGATGTTCTCGCGATCATCACCTTTCGGTGTGACCGGGCCGGCGAATTCCGCAGCACGTTTTGCTGAGAATTTGAAGCCGTCCGTCACCGTGAACGAGACCGGAGCGAACTCCATGAGCCAGCGAGCAACGTTGTTGTCGTGCGTCATGGTCTTCGTCTCGGCGAAGAGCCGTTGCAGCGGACCGATCTGGCCCGTCGAACATGCGAAGATAGAGACGGCGATCAGTGTCTTGTGCATCCGTGTCCGCCACGTCTTGGCGTCGAGGATGATATTGTCGACCATGTTCTCGACCGTCTTGAGGTCTCGCGGAATCATGTCCGCTTCGTTCTTCGTCTGAGCTTTCTTCATAGTAAAACCCTCCATTGTTTAGTGCAAGGTTCGCCGATGAATCGGACAAGCGTTGCAGCCAAACAACGGAAGATGATGAAGCTTGGTTAAAAGATTATGTTATCGCTCCCCTTCCTATCGAATGGTTACTTCGCCGATTGGATAGTCGGAGGCTTTTCGCCGTCGATAGGAAGGGGAATGATCCGCAATAGAATAGACAAGGCAAGGCGCTCTTAGCGGGACCAACCTAGCGAATAGCTAGGCCAGAGCGCTGGCCTCTACCTTGTCGCCCCGCATGGCACGATCTATTGCGGATCGGTTCCAGCGCTAGCGGAGCGCTGCCGACGGGGGCGACGCAAGAAACGTCGGGCCTGGAGGCCTTTATCCCGCTACCGCCCTAAATACGGTAGCAATGCCCCGTTGCAGGGGCTATGTTGCGCGGACTGACCGCTGCCTCGAAGGGACAAGA